TTAATTCTTCGTTTTCATTTAGTTATGCGATTTCTCCATTACCCCCTGATAGTGAGTGTTATAACTTATTTTTAGCATATTGGGGTATTCGGAGTATCGGGTAATGAGTACTGCATCGATTACCTATCGAACACGAATGATGTTGCAAGATACGGGTTACCCATTTGCAAATACTGTTCCTGTGGATGGAGTATCGAGCGTCTTTGACTTAGCTAACGAGTCAATCTCTTCGATTAATCCACCAACGGTTGTCTTTAATGGTGTTGTCCTTTCTGGTTCTGCAACCCCGCAGTACACCTTCAACTATAAGTATGGCGTAATCGCATTTCCTACAGCGCTCACACCAGCGGGCACAATACTTTCTGTGCAGGGAACAAGTTATGACTACTTTGATGATGACGAGGTTGCCCAAGCAGTAACCGACGCATTTAATCTCCATGTACAAGACCAAGACCCATTACCTGTTATCGACCCTGTAAGTGGGGAGTGTGGTATCTCTTCGAGTGAGCAGTACCTTGTCTCGATCCTGGCGGCGGTAGAGCTGTTATGGTTTCGTGCGACAGATGCTTCGCAGACGATTGACATCAATACCCCTGAGGGTGTCAGTATCCCTCGCTCTGCTCGATTTAATCAGATCCTGCAGCAGATTCAAGCGCTTCAGGAAGAATACAAGACCATGGCCGGGGCTCTTGGTGTAGGCCTCTGGCGTATCCAGGTCCTCTGGCAGCGTCGTGTGAGTTACACCACAAATCGCCTGGTGCCTATCTTTAGGGAGCAGGAGTACAACCAGCCTTACACTGGATTCTGGCCCACAACAGGCAACCCAGGCGCACTTATAAAGGTGTACGGAAACTGGTTCGAAGAGACGACCTCGGTCACCTTTGGCGGTGTGGCCGCTGACACCTTTACGGTAGTGTCACAAAAAGAACTTATGGTAGTTGTTCCTGAGGGTGCACTGACCGGGCAGATAGGTATTACTACACCTGGTGGAACGGTTCTTACAACGGCTCAGTTTGTTGTTGGCCAGCCTGCGCCCTTCGTACTTTACGGCCCACAGCAGGTGAAACCTCCTATACCACCAGGAGTGTGATGAGATGGCTTCTTTGGAACACTTAGGACCACAGTTTCATGACGCACCGAACGGGAAGCGTTACAGGATTGAGGAGGAACCTGGGTCGTGGCGAGCTGTCACCGCCACAGTGGAGGGTAACAAGCATCCCATCGGTTACTTAAATCATTTTGACATCAACATTGGTGGTGGTGAGGAGCCTGACAAGCCAACAGTGTTTAAGACATTTGTTAAACCATTTCATCGACGTCAGGGTGTTGCATCAGCCATGTTCGATTACGCAGAACGTCAGAACGGAGAGCGTGGGCTTCAACACTCCGGTGCATTAACTGACGATGGTAAGGCTTTCAAAGAAGGTCATCTCCGTAAAAAGGGGATGGTTTAAATTCCGCCCGACAGACGCACCCTACGTGATATCCATTCTGCTTATAAAGGGCTGAAAGAGTACCAACTCCAAACAGGAGAGTGGGCACAGTGGTTTGTGTTCAACCCTCAAGAAACGACCTCACACCCTGTTTATGGGACTGGTCCACAGCGTGCTTGGAACACACCGATCACGCTCCCTTGTCAAATTGGTGAGTACAACCGAGCCCAGAAGAACTTCGATGATGATGGGCTCTACCTTGTTGATCACGTCAAACTGATCTTTTCCTATAACGCTTTTTTTACGACAGCAATGCCTGACCCTGACCCAAATAATCAAAATCACTTGAACGACCGTGTTGGCTACGACGGGAAACTTTTCTCTGTTGCTTCGTTTCTCCCCCGAGGTCGTGTGGCTGCTTATTTCTTGACGGTATCTGTTGACTTAATCCAGGTTGCTCAAGAGGAGATTAATGAGGATGTTGTCCCAGGGATGTTTGATCAATACATCTTGGCTAGTTGACTGTACTCGCATTAGGGCCTCTGTCATCATTTGATTAGTGAGGTCGCCGTGCCTCTCGAAGTACCTTGCGATTTACCAATGCCTATATGGGAGGATGCCGTGTTTCAATTGAACACTGACTTTTTGGCACCCCATAAGAAAGCATTTGAAAAGGCAAAGATCCGTCTTCCTGCTGCTCATCATGAGGCACAAAAGGCTGCGATTACCCACGTTCATAACCAAGTTCGTAGTCGCCTCAGTCAGGCTGGTGTTGATTCAAGCCCAGTGAGTGTGATGTGGAATAAAGGAACACCGTCGATTGGCATCGCTCATGGTGAGGCTGGGGACAAGCTTGCAGACATTGAGTTTGGTACTCCAGGTCAAGCACCAGAGGGTCATATTCGAGCTGCTATCACACGGGCAAAGCCAGAGGCTCAGAAGATCTACGAGAACACTCTCTACCGAGGGATGGGGCTGTAATGGTGCAACTTTCTACTTGGTTATTGGATGAGGATAACGCTCTTCGGCAGAAGTTGAGTGGCTGGTCCATTACGAACTACGCCACGGGGCAACCTCTCTCAATTCCTGTGTTTTATCGTGGTCCTGATGCCGAGGAGGTTACTCGGGTCTTTCCACATGTCTCGATTGACCTGATTGATGTTGTCTTTGATCCAACGAGAGCCCATCGAGCAAACGGGTACATTCAACCAATTGATACTGAGCAGGCAACACCGGCCTCGGGGTACACACTGGTTGCTGATGACATGCCGCTCCCTTGGAGCTTGATGTATCAGCTCAGTGCGTATTCCCGTAATCCACAACACGACCGACAGCTTTCACAGATGTTTTATCTCATGTTTCCTGAGGAGTTTGGGTCATTAGACATGACCAACTTTGATGGGACAGTGAGGCGGGCTGACTTGGTTTCGGTAATCCGTAGAGACATGTTTCCTGACTCAACAACGAAGAGAGTATTCAGAAACATGTTCACGATTGCGGTCTCTTCAGAGTTTTACTTAAGCACAATCAACCAGATTAAAAATGTTTTGGAGATCAATGTTGATATCGATTTTACTGGTTACTCGGCGCAGGTGTCGTAATGGAGATCACTACATGTTCAGGGCGTCATGTTCGCTCTTATAGCGGTTTTACAAACTAAGGAGATTAGAACATGGCAACAACCCCATCACCGGGTGCCCCTGGTGTCTACGTAACCGAACTACTTACTGCCTCACCACCCCCATCGGTAACTCCATCGCCATCGGTTGCTGGTTTTGCTGGAGAGCATTGGCAGGGTCCGTCTGGACCAAACATATTTATTACCTGCAACAGCTGGTCTGACTTTGTCAACTATTTTGGTGGCTTCAACCCCAATCCTCTCCCTGTGCTCGCAAACCCTTACCTTGCTTATGCTGTCTACGCATTCTTCTTGAATGGTGGTCAGACCTGTCAGGTGCAGCGCATTATCTCCTCTGCGAGCCCAGGTGCATCAGCCTCTGTCGTTCTTACCGACAGCTCTGCAACACCACAGTCGACATTGAAGCTTTCGGTTGGTTTCCTTGGTGTAATCGGCAACGTTGGTACGTGGGGCAACAGCATGCATTACGCAGTCACCTCAATGCCGACTGTAGGCAGGTTCAGCTTGAACATTTACAACGGTGTTGTGTCAGCGCAGAACCTTGTTGAGAGCTGGTACGACATGTCGATGTCGAAGAGTGACCCTAGGTATGCTGTTGGACTCCTCAACTCCCCAATAGCTGGTTCAAACTGGGTTGTTGCTACCGACGAAAACGACGTCGACGTATTCCCCGTGAACATGCCAGCCGTTAGCAATGGCACGTTCTCTGGTGGTGTTGACTGTGGTGACCCATCAGCAATAGACCGTGCAAATGCGGTAACGGTTGGGACATCACCATTTGATTATGTGAGCGGCGCACTCAGCTTTGCAATGCCTGGAGAGGTGACACTGTCAGTTCTTACCGCTGCGATTACTTATGCGGAGATCCGTCCATACACTTTTGTTGTTATTGATACTCCTTCAGGTGAGACACCGGCCAATGCTGTGGCGTTCTTTTCAACACTTACACCGGTCGCTGCGAATGCTGCAGTGTACTCACCATGGGTTGTTGGATCTAATCCTGCAACGTCAAATTTGAGCGCTACCATCCTTCTTCCACCTAGTGGCTTTATTCTCGGTCAGTATGTTGCAACTGACACGGCTAATGGTGTGTGGAAGGCTCCTGCGGGCATGAACACTATCCTGGCGGGTGTTGTGCAGGCGGAGAGACTGCTTTCTGCCTCAGACCAAGCAACTTTGAATAACTCAAATATAAATGCTCTTCGTACACTCCCAAATGGTCAGGTCGTTATTTGGGGTGACAGGACAATGAATGCCTCATACGCATCACTGTTTATTTCGATTCAGAGGACATTGAATTATATTGCTTCAACTGCTGCAAGTCTTTTGGAATCACAGGTATTTGCACCAAATGATCAGGCAACATGGTCAACGATTATTGCCTCTCTTAACAACTTCCTTGGTGGTCTACTTAGTGCAGGCGCTTTTGCAGGTACCACACAGGCGCAGGGTTATTACATTATCTGTGACACGACAAATAACACCGCTCAGTCAATTGCTCAAGGTGTGTTGAACGTCAATGTAGGACTGGCTCTTTTGTACCCGGTCGAGTTTATTAATCTCACGATTTCTCAATTTGAGGGCACCACGACCGTCACGACATCAAGCTAGGAGCTTAGATAATGGCCACTTCAACACCACGAGCACTAAACACTGACCCGCTTCGGTCATTTAAGTTCAATGTCATCATTCCTCAGGTAATGCCTGGGTCACATACTGGTCAGAGCATGATCCGTCTTGGTTTTATGTCGATGTCAGGGCTCGGTGTTTCAATCGAGCCGCTTACCTATCGTGAGGGTGGTGACAACTTGACCACTCGAAAGATGCCTGGGCAGGCTGATGTCAATCCAATTACTTTGTCACGAGGCCTTTTTCCTCAGGATAATGACAACTGGAAATGGGTGACAAACATCTTCACAGCAATGTATGGGAATAACACCTCTCCAATGGCACCTGGTACTAGTGGAAGTAATGCCCCTAACTTTCGCACACAGATGTACATCAATGTTCTTGAGCACCCAAATACGACGTCTACGTCTCTTCAGGGGCAGGCGGCATATAATGCTTCATGGCCTGGGCAGAACAGCATTGTTCAGCTGAGTTTCAAGCTTTACTCGGCATGGATTGGAAGTTGGGCTCCTTCGGACATGGATGCTGGCGGTAATGCTGTTGGCGTAGAGCAGCTGACGATTAACTATGAGGGGTTTGATACGCAATTCGGTAATCCTTATATTGCAGGTCCAGTCAACTCTTGGTAATACCGAGTTAAAAGAAAAAGGAGACCACGTTGTCACAAATTGACACCAGTAGAACGAATACGTTCTTGAACAGTCCACCCATGCTTGACCCTGAGCCTTCAGGGACATTTGAACGTCCAGTGGAGGAAGTTCCTCGTGCATTAAGTTCTATGACTTCTGATCAAGTTGCTTCGCAAATAGCAAGTCTTGATAAGCCAGAAACACCTCCTGTTATTGAAAGTTTTCCATCGGGGCTTGTACATCTTCCTGGCGGTTTCATTTCAAAAACTGGTGTGGTAAAGACTGCCAGGGTTCGTGAGTTAGATGGGTTTGCTGAGGAGAAGCTTTCTCGTATTGACATTGATAAGAACAGTGCGATCTGGATAACGGAGCTTCTTTTTCTTGGTGTTGAGTTGCTAGGGGATGAAAAGCCAACGAGAGAGATGCTTGGTGACCTTCTTATTGGTGATCGTGACGCACTTCTTCTTGGTATCCGCCAAACAACTTATGGTAATACCGTTGAGTTTAAACTCACCTGCACAGAATGTGGTCAAGAGTCGGACATTGGTGTTGAGATTGATAAGGATGTTCCTGTTGTTGAAATTGAAGATCCAATGGTGCGTACTTTTGATGTCCCGATTAAACGTGGTACGGCGACGGTTCAGCTTTTGACAGGGAACATACAAGAGGCTTACTCAGAAAATATTGAGAAAAAGACGCAGGCTGAAGTAACTACAATCATGTTGTCAAGAAGCGTCATCAAAATTAATGGTGAGCCGACGTTTAATAATGAGAATGCTGTTCGAGCCTTATCGGTTGTCGACCGAGCAGCACTTGGTGAGTTCATTGCTACTCATCAGCCTGGACCTAAGTACGGAGAGATACGTGTACCGTGTGCTACTTGTGGCACCGAGTACCCGATCTTGTTGGGGCTAGGTAACTTGTTTCGTTTGTGAGGAGCAAATTCTTTATTCTGAGTATGCGCTCCTCCAACTTAATTATCCGACATGGAGGCCAAAAGACATGCAAGCGATGAGCCCGAGGGTACGTCGTTTTTGGATGGATAGGGCCGGATGGGCTGCTCGTCTTCGAGAGCAGCAGCAACAACCTAAATTGAGGTTCTAGTCATGGCTGATCCTATTTCTGGTATGAACAATAATGGGACGACTTCGGGTCCATTGCAGTCTGGTACACCTGTTGGTGGCTTTAGCTCATCTGGTGCTGGTATGAGTACAGCCGGTATTGACAAAGTCACTAAGAGCCTTGCGGGTATTAAGCCTGTAATTGACGCAATGACCGCTAGCACAAAAGCCTTAAATACAACTTTGACTTTGACTGAAAAACTTTATGCAGGTATTGCTGCTGTTACGGGCAAACTGAAAGGGTCTTCTGGGATTAGTGGTGGTGGTACTGGGACATCAACAAATACGACTGCTGCCGTAACAGGTGGAAAGACTAAAGCAGCTCTCACTGCTGCGGGTGTTACAGCTCCCGGTGGGACTGGGAGTGGACCTTCATCTACAACGACAACCGCTCCAGTTTCATTTGGGTCAAGTGCAGTAGGTTTTGGTGTGGCAGGTGAACTTGCAGCGGGTGCTGCTGGTGGGATTAATAATTTAATTACTAGCGGTGTAAATAATTACACCGGTACACAGTTGATGCCCACTCAGGTTGCAGCGACTTTTGGTGGTTCTTCAGCCGCTGCTATTGCATCGATGATGGGCGTA